TGGTGACGCTGGTATTGAGTGGGCGCAAAGAAAGTTAGAACAAATAGATAATAAATAGAATATGAAAAAAATGAATAACATTTTAAAAATGATTTCGCAAATGGATGCGAACGCTAACAAAATTAAATTAGCAAAACACGAAGTTGAATTAGGCTTAATGCAAAATTATGATAAAATCTACGAGGAAAGTTTTAAAAATTATGATATTTTTTTAAAAGCTGATTTATTAATAAAACCAAATTTAGATAAAGCACAAGAAGAGGCGTTAAAATCTATGAATGCTTTAAAAAAATATGTAAGTCAAATTCAAGATGCTAAAAAAATGGTTGTTACTTTAAAACAAACTGCAAATGATTTAGGAATAGATTTAAAAGATTCAAAATTAAGAAGTATTCAAAACATAGAACAAATAGAAAAAGTTGACCTAAATGATTTAGAAAATTGGATTCAATCTTATAATACATTTCTTAAAGTACAAGAACCCGTTGGAGGATAATATAAAATAAATGAGAACAGCAAGTAAAGTAAGTCCCCGTGGTGGTAAACGTGGATGCTTATGTAAAGACGGAAAATACCACAAAGATTGTTGTGACGGTAGTTTAGAAGCGCAAGGAATAGGTAAAACAGCCAGCGTAACGCCGCAAAATGTAACGATAACAGATAACAACGGAGTACGAACGATAGTACGGCAAAACGGCTAAAAAAGGAACAAGTAAAAATTTTAAAAGTTAATAAGTTATGAATACACTAAAAACAGTTTTCGGAAAACTATTCAAAGAAGAAACGCAATTGGCTTCGCATGAGGTTGAATTAAAAAGTGTTCAAGTATTAAATGAAATTGAAGCTAATAATCAAAAGGTTATTGATGAAGTTATGCAGGTTGGTCAACAATTAAAAAAACTTTCTGATTCAATTGATTCTTGGCAAAAAAAATATGATTTAGCAAGAAGAAATGCAGATAAAGCATTAGCAGATTTTAAACAAAATGCTCAAGAATTAGGATTACTAAACGAAGCCAAAGCACCAATTTCAAAAGCAGAAGCAAGCATAAATTCATTAATTGATATTAATAAAAGATTTTATGGTTCGCTTAAAATGTTAGCATCTGGAGCCAAATTAGGATAAACTTAAATATAAATAAAAATGAAAAATAGCTTAATAAACCAAATCAAAACTTTACTTGGAATGGAAGTAAAACTTGAACAAATGAAACTAATGGATGGCGTAACAGTTCTTGAAGCTGATATGTTTGAAGCTGGTAACGAAATTTTCGTAGTAACGGAAGACGAACAAAAAATACCCGTGCCAGTAGGTGAATACGAAATGGAAGACGGTCGTATGTTGATCGTTGTTGAAGAAGGGATTATTTCCGAAATAAAAGAAAAGGTTGAAGAAGAGACAGAGGAAGTTGAAGAGCCTATCGAAGAGGAAGCGAAAAAAGAACAAGAAATGGAAACGGCTAAAAGCAACCCTAAAAAAGTAGTTGAAAGCACAATTAAAGAGAGTTTCTTTTCTGAAATTGAAGCATTGAAAAAAGAGAACGAAACGCTAAAAGCTGAATTAAGCAAATTAAACGAGGACAAAGAAGTTGAACTATCAAAAGACGAAGAAGTTAAACCGATTTCTTTTAACCCTGAAAACGAAAACAAAGTTGAGTCTATAAAATTTGCGTCTAAAAGACCACGCACAATAATGGATTCAGTTTTAAACAAACTAAATAAGTAATAATTTAAAAAACAATAAAAAATGAGTACAACATTAACAAGTATCTCAAATGATTCTTTACGTCAAGTAGGTGTAATTGAAACATTAACGGGTGCAACAACTTTAACTGCTGAAGATAGCGGTAAAGTATTTATCTTAAACGCTGCTGCTGGAGCGCAAATTACATTACCAGCGGTTGCTGATGGCGCTGGACAATCTTACAAGTTTGTAGTAGGTGCGTTATTCGCAACAACTGCTTGGACTATTAAAGCGGCTACAAACAAAATTCAAGGTGGTGTTATCGTAAACAGTACTAACGTTCCTGGAGCTGATGAAAACACAATTACTTTTTCTGCTTCTGCTGATACAATCGGAGATTTCGTTGAATTAGTTGGTGACGGAACAAACTGGTATGTTTTCGGACTTGGTACTTCTGCTGGTGCAATTACTTTAACCGTAGTATAAATAAAATAAAAAACTAAATAAAAATGGAAAAAATTAACCTATCAACTACTCAAAGCATTACTACAACGTATGCTGGTGAGTTCGCTGGAAAATATATCGCTGCGGCTTTGTTAAGCGCTCCAACCTTGGAGAAAGGCGGTATTACTATCATGCCTAACGTTAAGTACAAACAACCAATTAAAAGAGTTGCTACTGACGATATTATCAAAAACGCAACTTGTGATTTCGATCCTACTTCAACAGTAACTTTAACTGAGAAAATTCTTCAACCTGAATCTTTTCAAGTTAACTTACAATTGTGTAAATCTGATTTTAGACAAGATTGGGATGCAATTCAAATGGGATATTCTGCATTCGATGTTTTACCTAAATCATTTGCTGATTTCTTAATTGCACACGCTGCTGAAAAAGTTGCTGCTGGAATGGAAACATCAATCTGGAGAGGTGTTAATGCAACGGCTGGACAATTCGCTGGTTTAATGACACAATTAACTACTGACGCTGCTTTACCAGCTGCTCAAGAAATTGCGGGTACTACTGTTGACGCTACTAACGTTATTGCTCAATTAGGTTCAATCGTTGACGCTTTGCCAGCTGCTTTGTACGGTAAAGAAGATTTAACTTTGTATGTTTCAAACAACATTTATAGAGCTTACGTTCGTGCTTTAGGTGGCTTCGCTGCTTCAGGAGTAGGTGCAAACGGTTATGACAACAAAGGAACGAACCAAGTATTGAACGATTTGTATTTTGACGGAGTTAAAATATTCTTAGCTAACGGACTTGCTTCTAACACTGCGTTACTTGCTCAAACTTCTAACTTGTACTTTGCTACTGGTTTGATGAATGACATGAACGAAGTTAAAGTTATTGATTTAGGAGATATTGACGGTTCGCAAAATGTACGCGTAGTAATGCGATTTACTGCAGATGCGAAGTACGGTTTTGCTTCAGACGTAGTTACTTACGGAATCGTTAACTCGGCTAACTAAAAAACATAAACTATAATAAAGGGTGGTGCAATATACACCACCTTTTTTTTTGTTAAACTTTAAAAACTAAATAAAATGAGTTGTGATATAACAAACGGTCGAATAGAACAATGTAAAGATTCGGTTTCAGGATTGAAAGCGATTTACTTTATAAACTACGACGACTTAAACCCTGATAACGTTACTTACGTTGGTTCAACGGATGAGATTAGCGACTGGACTCCAATTGCTGCTGGTGCTTTACAATTGTATAAATACGAATTAAAAGGTGCTAATAGTTTTGAAACTACAATTAATTCAAGCCGCGATAACGGTACTACGTTTTTTCAACAAACGCTTACTATTCAATTAAAAAGACAAGACGTTACAACGCATAAAAACGTTAAACTTTTGGCTTATGGTAGACCAAGAATTGTAGTTAGAACAATGACAGACCAATTCTTTTTAATGGGTCTTACACAAGGTGCGGATGTTACTGCTGGTACAGTTTCTTCAGGTTCGGCTTTAGGTGACTTCAATGGTTATAATTTAACTTTTGAAGCTATGGAAGTTTCACCAGCTAATTTTCTTGATGTTTCAACTGAAGCACAATTGAAAATTTTGTTTGAAGATGGCGCTGGAGTAGACGCACAAATAGTTACTTCTTAATTTCTTCTCTATATACTTGCTCAAAAGACACTTACTTCGGTAGGTGTTTTTTGTTTAAGGACAAAACCGACCTTTAATCGTTTATAATATATGATTATTCTAACTACTTCGACAAATGACCAAGACTTTGTGTTTATACCACGAAATAAAGTTTTTGATTACGTAGCTATTACGGACGATCAAACGAACGTAACAACTGAAATAACTGGTTACACTTACACACAAGGTGAATATTACGATACGTTTGAAGCAGAATTTAATTTAGTAGAAAATCATTTTTACGATTTGGTATTTATTAACGGTGCTACGGTAGTTTATAAGGATAGGATATTTTGTACTAATCAAAGTGTTTCGAGTTTTTCAGTAAACAAAAACCAATATACTGCTAATAGTACCACAAATGAATTTATAGTTTATGAGTAATATACACGTTTTAGAATTAAGTTCTTACACAACGCCCGTAATTCAAGAGTCAAAACGCGACGCTTGGGTTGAGTTTGGCGAAGATAATAACTACTTTCAGTTTATCATTGATAGGTACGTTAATTCGACTACTAATAGCTCGGTAATAAACAATGTAAGCCGTTTAATTTACGGTCGTGGATTAAGTGCGTTAGATGCAAGTAAAAAGCCAAATGAGTACGCTCAAATGATGGCTTTATTTCACCCTGACTGCATTCGTAAAATTGTACTTGACAGAAAAATGTTTGGTCAATTTGCAATGCAAATACATTATTCACAAGACCACAAAAAAATTTTAAAAGCGTATCACATACCTGTTAATTTATTACGTGCAGAAAAGTGCAATAAAGACGGAGAAATAGAAGGTTATTATTATTCGGATAATTGGTTGGACGTAAAAAAATACGCTCCTAAAAGAATACCAGCTTTCGGATATTCAAATGAACAAATAGAAATTCTTTATTCTAAGCCGTATGCGGTAGGAATGAAATACTACTCTTTACCTGATTACCAAGGGGCGTTACCATATGCCAAGCTTGAAGAAAGCATAGCTGATTATTTAATTAACGAAGTTCAAAACGGTTTTTCGGGAACTAAAGTAGTAAACTTTAATAACGGTGTACCTACTGAAGAACAACAAAGTATAATTAAAAGCAAGGTGTTAAGCCAGTTAACGGGTTCGAGGGGACAAAAAGTTATTGTAGCTTTTAATAACAACCAAGAAAGTAAAACAACGGTAGACGATTTACCGTTAAACGATGCCCCCGAACATTACACGTATTTAAGTGAGGAGTGCGTTAAAAAGATTATGTTAGCGCATAACGTTACTTCGCCACTTCTTTTCGGTTTAGGTTCTGCTAATGGTTTTAGTTCAAATGCTGATGAGTTACGCAACGCACAAGTGCTATTTGAAAACATGGCAGTGAAGCCAATTCAAGATCAAATTATAGATTCATTTGAAACAATTCTACATTATAACGGAATTACTTTAAAAATGTATTTTGAAACGTTAAACCCGCTGGATTCAGCTGGAGATTTAACAACTAACAGCGATAAAAAACGCTTGTTAGATTCAATAAATAATTTAAGTCCTTTAGTAGCGAATAAAGTAATTGAAACTTTAACGGCTAACGAAATTCGTAGTATTGTAGGTTTACCACCTGAACAAGGCGGTAACGATTTAGCGCCCGAACTATTAAGCAAAATAAACACGGAATTAGAAGAAATATTAAACGAAGTTGATGCGAACCAATTAGGCGAAGGCTGGGTAATGGTAGACGAACGAGAGGCTTCAGAAAATGACGAAGAATTAGATTCGCAATTAATTAAAGCTGAATTAGATTTAGAGCCGAAAACAACGCTTTTAAGCCGCTTAATTAACCTTGTACAAACTGGTAACCCGCAACCCGATAAAAAGAGCGCACAAGACAAAAAAGTAGGAGATTTAAAATACTTTAAAGTTCGTTATAAATACACGGGAAATAAAGCACCCGACCGTGACTTTTGTAAAGCAATGATGTCAAAAGAAAATAGGTTGTTTAGAAAAGAAGATATTGATGCAATGAGTAGAAGGGCGGTTAATCCTGGTTTTGGCGAAGGCGGTGCAAATACGTATGATATATTTCGTTTTAAAGGTGGTCCACGATGTCACCACAAATTTTCAAGGGTAACTTTTATGTTAGATTTAAACGCTATTGAAAAAGGTTATTCTGAAATAGGAACAAGAGCAGCAGAAATTAAAGGATATAAAGTAACGAACCCTTACGAAGTTTCAATATACCCTAATAATTTGCCTTTAAAAGGGTTTAGCCCACGAAATAAAAATTTACCTTCAGACGTAATATAAAATGGCAGAAGCACTACTCATAACAAGACAAGACGTTGTTAAGTTCACTGCAATGAACGGTAACGTAGACACGGACAATTTTATTCAGTACGTCAAAATAGCACAAGACATTCACATTCAAAATTACTTAGGTACTGATTTACTTGAAAAATTAAAGTCCGAAATTATTTTAGCGGCTTCAGGAATACCAACTGCAATTACAATAAGCAACCAAGGAACGGGTTACACTACGGGAACTGCTATAAATACAACAAGCGCAACGGGAACGGGTTTAAAATTAAATATTACGGCGGCTGGTGGTTTAATTACGGCAGCTACAATTAACACGGCTGGTACGGGTTACACGGTAGGAGGTACGGCAACGGTAACGGGCGGCACAAATGGAGCGGTTACAATAAGTTCAATTTACGATATACCTACAAACTACAAAAACCTTT